TGATTTTTCACCAATAGATTTTGTATTCATAAATTAATATTAGCATGTAGACCGATTAACACCAAGCTTCCTGCTCATACCTCTGAGCTACAGCGCAATGTTAAAAGAAACTAGCACATTAGAAAATTATATTCCAGCCTGAACTAATGAATTTTGATCGGCTGCTTGAACTTCTGCCCCCAAAGCTTCGGCTTTCCTAGCAGCATCTTGAGTATCTAAAGCTTTTTGACGCTCTTGCATACTAACAATGAATTCTGCAAGTTTCATAAGCCTATTTTCATCCATTTCGTCGATCTCTTTTAAAGCTTTAGCATTATCAAGACCAGCTCTTGCTCTATCTTGTACAGCCATTGCTTGATGGTGTTCAGAAAGAGAAATATCGCTAATAGCTTTTGCTGCTTTTTCTTTAGCTGAAGCAAAGTCCGATTGTGCTTTTGCCTCTAAGCTGCGAGTAAGAATTGCTTGTTGTTCTACTGCTTGTTGTTGTTGTATCTGCATCATTTGCGATTGTTGTTCTGCAGATTTTTGACGAGCTTCGATAAGCTGCTTTTTATCTTGAAGAGAAGTAAGACCCAAAATGTAATCATCAGAGATTGCTTCCGGCATCATTTGTTTAAGCTGCAGAGCTTGCAGAAGCTTAAATTGTCTCTGAGAAGTAGTCATCTCTCCTTCTTGGACAGAAATATTAAACTTCTGGAATTCTTTTTCAAAGAAATTCTCTGTTGGTTGTTTACCAACAATATGAGACACTTTACCTTCTGAAAAATTATTAACAATAAGATCGTCCATGATTTCAGAAACATTCATTTGAAAAACGTTAAGTTTATCAAAAAGGCTTCTAAGACCGGTAAGGCCAGCTCCCATTTTTAATTTCATTAGAACTCCAGACATTTCTTTTGCTCCCAGATTTTGAGCAAAGAGTTCTTCTGGGCCTACAATATCCATGATTTCTTTTTCAATCGTTTGAATAAGTTCAAGCCATCCTGCACCAACTGGAGGAGGCATAAATTCCTTCATGTCCGTTGCAAGATTAGAGCTATTTTTAAAGAACATAACACGTCCTGGACCTTGCATAAATCCATCTTCAGGATTTACTAAAGCATCTTCTTTTACAGCTATTCCAGATTGTACTTGGGCATCTAGCATATCAAGTAAGCGGTTACGTCTGCGGTTTGTTTCGATTTGAGGATCTCTAATATTTCTCACTAATCCAAAGTGTCGATATGCATAATTTTGAACCTCAGGAAACATATAAGCGATAGATACGCCGAAAGGCATGCGATCAAGGCCCCAAGGGGATTGTTCTTCATACATAAGATTATTGTTAACAAGCACATAATGGCGAATTGTAGGAACACGAGCTTTGATAAGCTTAACATTTGGGTTTATCCTCATTAACAACTGAAATTGCTCCTTCGTACCATTCCATGGAGCGACTTCCCCGGATCTTGTATCAAGTAATTTGCGTTTAGTTTTATAATCTTGCACCCAATATTCGTCGTAAGCATACATCTGCACATTATATTGATACCAATTTTGCGCGAGATATTGGAATTTTCCATCCATGGAAGCATACCCCGTTTGCAATGCGGGCACTTGGTTTGAAGCCCCGGGGAAAATGCCATCGACTTGTGCCTTCGTTAAATATTTACGAGTCCAAATCCTTCCACAATCGGATAAATCTTGTTTTGTCCAGTAAGGATCTAGAATAAAGCTGGAAAAGGGTAATCTATCCGTGCAAATGGTCCCATTTTCTGGATCTTCTCTAAAATCCATCCAAATGGAAAGCAAGTTAAGCCCACAGATAGTCGAACCTTCAAAGCAATCTGATATTTTAGAATAGGTGTTGTCTTGTCGCATAGCCCAATTAAGAACAGTAGACCGTTGATCCGCTGTTTCGCCCATATCAGGGTCATTATCTGCTGGCTCAATGATAGATTGCAGGGCATTATCTCTTTGATATCCACCGACCATATTTATCAAACGAAGAATCTTATTATAGATAAGCTGCTTTCTATTTTGATAATTGATCCCTTGGACGCCATTATAGCTATCTTGCATCCCAACGGTAAACTTCGTATCTAGATCAGCTTCAAACCAAAACTGTTGAGCCAAACTCTGTGTCTGTTGCCAAAAATCATTAAGCTCTCTAGATATTGGATTATTCGTTGGACTGCTCATCTATTTCCTCAATGGGTTCTGGCAAAGATTTAAAACTTAATTCAATATCGGCCAAGACTTGGCCTAAAGGTCGGTCTATCGTTTGTGCTATTCTACAAAACATAGATCCAAGATAGAAGTACATCATCTCTAAAGATATCTTTTTATCAGCTAGAAGCTGCATCATTTCAACAAAGACTGTTTCGTTGTTATCCATGTATCATACACCATAAAGAAAAGCCAATTAAGAACATAAACATAATACAGGCTCCAAAAACGACAATTCTTTCGCTCATGATTGCCTCTTCATACCACGTAAAGTTAGGGATTACTTTTTCTTGATCTTTTTTTTTAGTTCTTTATCCTCATGGATACTGTGCTTCGATTCTTTAATGTCTTTATTCAAATGTTTTTTAACTGATTTTTTTGCTTTCTCAAGATTTTCTATTTTCTTATCTTGTTTTTTGTCCATCTTCAAAAGCTGTTCGGTTTGTTTAACGGCTTTCTTCTCAGAACCCAGTACCTTTTTGATCTTTTTGTCCATTTTGACCCAGTTAAATTCAGGTAAATAATCTTCAAACATATCTAGAATGCGGGATACCCGGAGGGGCTGAGGCCGTCCCGCGCGGCGCAAGTTTAGAAGTTACGAATCAGTTCTACACTGCAGGTATGATCTTTTTGATGTGATCTTCCTACAAAGTACTTATATTCGAGACCAAGTGTCGTTTTATCCAACACAGGATATTTAGCCCCAACAATTGCTTGATAAGCAAAGCGGTTGTCTTTTAGCTTATCTTCTTGGGTGATGTTATCGTATTGAATTTTGTTGCGTTCTGTTGTTTGGCAATATCCTACGCCTAAACCAACATATGGAGTAATCGAGTAAGTAGTTAATTGATTCACATCATACAAAACGTTAGTCATATATGCCAGAGAATAGATGCTATTATGTTCTTTAGAATCGACCACATCTTTTTCTGACATATGATATGCTGTTTTAAAGCTTTGTTTTCGATATGAAAGTTCAAATTCTGATCTAAGTCCAGAGTCAAAATCAAAACCAAATTTCGCACCCATCTGAATTCCAACTTGAAGTCCAGAATCTGAACGATTTGTTAAGATTGCATTATTTGTCCCGGCAGAAATTCCTACATACTGAGATGCAGATAAAAAGACTGGCAAAACCATAAGTGTCGCAATAACTAAAAGTTTTTTCATGCTAATATCCTAAATATTTTTGTCGCATTTCTTTAATACTGTCAGGGGTCATACGTCTTTGATCCCCAAGCTCTTTTATACCAACGCACGCCATTCGGAAAGCGTCAGCGCCGTGACTCCATTGGTCATGGCAAGGCTCATCGTAATAAACTTTTAGCGTTTCGTTATATTTTTTACGATAGAAATCTAGGCAATCAATTCCCCTTTTGCATCCCTTCAAATCAAAGACACAAGACGAAAGAGTTGACCGAACACATTGTATACCCGCTTCAAAACCATAAGCATGTCCATCTTTAACAACGGCAGTCATTTTGTATCCAAGACGTTCGGCAGTATCCATGCGAGATATGCCAGAAGAAAACTCACGGTTGCGCATGTCATGGGGTACGTAGTGTGTTCCCCAAATGATGCTATGCTTAGTCCTAAAGTTATCGAGATAGCTAATATAGTGCTCAAGTCCCACTCCATGATTTTCGTAGTAGTCGAGGAAGTTCAGTTTTCCATTACTTAATTGCTGAAATAACCAAATAGCGCTTGAATCTCCGACACCAATATCCCAAGCGCTATGCACAGGGATATCACGAGCCACGTTAAGAACAGTAATTCGATCTTCGTCACGCGCTTGCTGGATTTGTTTACCATAGTATGCTCCTTCTGCCCCTCGGGTAAAGCTACAATAATATTCCTGTTGAATAAAGTCTTCAGGATATCCTTGTGCTCTTAAGTCATCAAGATCTTTGGATTCGACGGCATGAGTATCATCAATGGTTAAAAGGGTAGCCCAATATTCTGGATTATTTGATTTTAAGGCGTAGTTATAGAGTTGATAAAAGTGATTTTGACCATTAGGAGTAGAAAGAAAGATAGCGGTTCCATTATTTTGACGAACCCTTGGCTCTAAAGTATACCAGCTTTCAGGGTCCATAAATGCATATTCAGACATGATAACACAAGATGGATTCATACCACGAGCTTGCGTAGCATTCTTACCATCCATACCCATCACACAATAAACAGATCCATTTTTAAATGTAATCCGCATGTCTGAACTGTCTTTTGATTTGATTAGCTCTTCTGGAATATGATCAAGATAGGCCATAGAATCGCCATCATCGGTTTTATGTACACTATTCCAGATTGCTTTCTTTCCTTGAGAGTATTTGGGGAAACAGTGAAGATAAACGGCCGGCTTCATAACTGCAGTTTTTATGATCCAGTTAAGAGCCATTAAATCTTTACCAGCTCCCCTATGAAGAACGCCGACGATTCTTTTTTTACCTTCATCAAGTGCGGAAAGGAATGGTAGTTGATAAGGCCGCGGTTCAAACTTATAAGGAAGCCGTAGAGTCTTTTCAGACATCTTTTTTCTTTCTGTAATCGACAATCTCAATTTTTGCAGACATTTCTTTATTCTGCTCTAGATCCTTCTTAAGGCCATATTCAAATTCAAGCTCTTCATGATCGAAATCTCTAATAGCTGCATTATAATAACCAATCTGTCGTAGGAATAGCCTATGGTCATATCTACCCATATTCAGGTAATGTTCTTGCCTGTCAGCTAGTTTTGCGCGGGTTATCATAAGGGCTTGACGAAAGGCATCTGATTCTTTAGACCATCTAGACATGTATTCAAGTGGTAAGTCATTCTCAGCGCAAAATCCGGCTATTCCTAGACTAGTCGGTTTTTTAGCCCATTCAAGTATCTTAACGGCATATTCTTCACGATCATATTTTTTATCACGACCGATTCCATGTCCCACACCGAATTTATTGCCTTTTGGAGGTGCCATGTTATTCCTTAGTTGTAAAGTAATAATTTTAAACTACCTCATGAGATTTTAAAATACAAATATAAATTTGTTCTTATTACCTATTTTGATATGATATTTCATAGTCTAAAAGCGTAATAAAAGGAATATATTATGTCACAACTCATTCAATTAGATATGTTTCAAGATATTGATACGCATTATCGGGATGATGCAAAGATCATGCGAGAATTGCGAGATGTTAAAGATTTAGCGATAGCTACAAAGATAAGCAGTGATAAGGTTAGAAAAGGTCTATTTGCACGTCATGGGGAACTTGCTAAAATGTACATGGATATACATTCTAGATTGGAGGTTATCGAAAGAAATATCTGCCAATTCAAATGATGCGGATAGTGATGCCGCATTCTTTTGTAGGCACTTTAACTTGCTGATAATGCCATTCGATTGAAAGATCATTATCTGCTTGACCGGGAGGAAGACCTGGATGAATGTAATCGGCTATAGAATCTCGAACATGCTTGAAAGAAGAAACCAAGTTATCTGAATCCATAAGTTTAATTCCATGTCGTGTAAGATAGATATGGCAAGGAGTCGTAATATTTACACTAAGACTGTGTAATTCAAGCCATACCCATTTTTGTTGCATATAAACGCGCTTGCGTTTTTTTGTCCAATGTTCGGATTGATTAGCTTCCGATACAGTTTTTAGAGGTATAAAAAGATCGACTTGCATTTAAATCACCTAAATTTTAAGTTGATTTTGTGACGCATATCACAATCCTTGATTTGATTGTTTGGTTGGGGTAGATGGATTTATTCATCTACCTTTTTTTTTATCCTTGATCGAAATTCCCCGCTATCTAATTCATTTTTGAATTTGATGACATCTTTTTTTAGAATCGAAATGACTCTTTTGGGTTTGTAAAAGTAGGGAATCTTTTCTCTTCGAAGCAAGGAATAAAGAGCTTGTCCTTCAATTCCAATAAATTCAGCGGCCTTTCTGACTGACATTTCGTGTTTATCATGAAGATGTTCTTTTGAATATTTGGATTGATCGTAGGCGTCGAGATCTTCTTTTCTGAGATAAATGCGATAAGAAGTTTTGATGCAAGGAAGTCTTCCACGTCTTATAGCGAAACGAATGGCTTGGTTGCAAATGCCGAGGTAGTTGGTAGCTTCTTTCATGGTGATATAACCAAGCATCTTACTTTCTTTTTTTTCGTTGTTCATTTCGTTAGTGTTGAGCTTTCTTTTCTTCGCCATACTTAGGTAGCCTTCTGTTGTTTTTTTCGTTCCTGTGTCAAATAAAAGGGTAATGGTGAAAGTTAAATGACGCTTATTATCACCAAACGGCCCATGCCGCTGTCCCCTAAAGACTTTAGATTCTACAGTTCTATTTTAGGTATCAATTTAAAATCAAATTTTTCGAATGCTTCTTTAAATTTTACGCAAAAGCCAGCTTCATCATAATTTATGCATAATGGTTGTCCTTGAGCTTTAGGAGTAAATTCAACATAGGTATTTAATGCATTGATTTTATATGTTTTAGAATCTGCAACTCCTTCATAATAAAGGGATTTTTCTCGATTTTCATCTGGAGAGGTTTTGGCTTTTAAAGGATTAGGTACAGGAGGTTCTTTTTTGTTACAATGCCACATGAGCAATTGAATAAGACTTTCCTTAGGCGGGTGTATTTTAGCGAATTCTAAAGCCAAAAGAACTCTCTCTTCAGAGATTCTGGATAGTGAGATTTTGTCTTCTTCAGTCAGATCAGTTCTATCCTTTAAGCATGAAAGAACGACAACGCCTTGTTTGTTGTTGTTCTCTTTGTTAGTACTATTATTATTAGTATAGGGAGGTTCAGCCGCGTCCGGAGAAGCCGCGTCCGGTTGAGCGCGACGCGGTAAACATTTTTTGAATTCCATTATGTGATAATCAACTTCTCCAAACTTTCCCTTCTCACCTTTAAATTGAATTCTCTCACAGTAACCCGCTTCAATTAATTCATTTAAGAAAGAATAAATAGCCTGCTCTCCCCCTCCTTTATTCATATATATCTTACATAAATGTGAAACATTCACCTTCCAATCGTTAGGCAAACTTAAAAGATAAGCCCATAGACCCTTTGCTCCCCAAGATAAATCAGGATCAGCAAGACCAATCTTATTTATTTGAGCAAATGGATTTTCTCTATCATGAGGTGATCTGGAAATAGACATTTTGATTCTCCCTAAATTAAAGTAAAGTCTTGATATTGCAAGAAATTATCAAATCAAATACTATAGGAAGAGTGTAGACTTCCTATTTTTTTGTATTTGGTACTATATTTGTCCTATAGTATTTGTCCTATAGTATTTGACTTATAGTATTTGTCTTATAGTATTTGACTTGATGGCCCGGTACCAACCGGGCTTTCTTTTTTTAGCATTTTATTCCCCACAAAGATACTCATCTAGATCACAGGCATAATGCCCGTCAAAATCCTTACAGACTTTCCAGACTTCCCATTGTGGGCGTTTCATATCCACATAGTTGATGTGATAAGGTTTAGCCCAAACAATGTCTCGGCTATCCCCTTTTTCACATGTTAAAATCAATTCCATGGCTTCCATAGCAGAAATAAATTCGGCTGAAGCTTCCGATCCATCAGCTGTAATGAAAGGATAGAGTTTACCCCTAAGGATAAGTTCCTCTACTACATTTTGATATAAGGTCCAGTAATGATCGGGAAGATTATCGAAGCGCTGTAGACATTCTGCACAGTAGGCAACAAGCTTCATTCATCCTCAAAGTTCACAAGTTCAATATTGAGTTTCCACCAATCTCGCTCATCGGAATCCATCTGCTCATCGACATTGATGAGACCTTCTTTAACAAGGCTCATTAAATCATTTCTAAACTTTGCAGCACTCATCAAAAACTGGTTCCTAATCTGATTTTTAGCAACACTAACTTTGCTATTCTTATCTTTATGCCTCCAAAGTTCAATATAGGTTGAGGCACTCCGTGGGCAATGATTTAGCACTTGTGTTAAATAAACGTAAGGTGGTAAATCTATGTTAAAATTGCTGGGCATCATGTTCACCATTTTTAGGTTCTCTAAGTTCTTATCCCCTTCTTCAGTATTTTTCAATAAAATTATTTTTGAGGTTAATCATGCCCGAAGTTTTAGCCGAAATTTGGCGCGGTTTTTTAGAATATGGCGAGTTTAGATTTATCGTTGCAGTTTTCGGAAGTGCCATCTTGTTTTTTTTTGCCTTTTTTTTCTAAAACAGCCAAATCTTGACATGTAACTTTGCCATAGGTTAAGGACTGTATTCTTAACGCTACATCAAGCGAAGGCATTCTTTTTCTCAAAACAATCTTATTTAAAGTGACTGGATGAATACCCAAATGCTTAGAAAATTGGGTTTGTGGGATCTCATTCTTTTCTAGGTATTCTTGTAAAAGCATCTTTTTTTTCCTTTTTATTTTTTTATATTGCGTTAAATTAGCCGTTTGGCTTATGGTAGATACTATACAACGATAAACCACAAAATGTCAAGGAGAAGAAATGAACGATTTAGAAGAGTTAATCAAAACAGCTGATGCATTATGTGACAGGCTTACTAGTATGGCTGCTGAAGAAACAAGATTTTCATCAGAGCTTTGCCATAAGCTAGAAATGATGAGCTGGGATGCTTGGAGATCGGCTAATGATTTAAAAGAATTAATTTATCACTATGGGAACTAATATGGATGAGTATATTTTAGAAAAAATGGAAGATCAAAGAGACCAAGCTTTCAACAAAATCTCGATGATCTTCCCAGATGCAAGCTACATTGATGAATTCGCCACGTCTTTAACTTACGCTTTTTTTGAGGAAATTTCCTCAGCCGTGAAGATAGCAGAAAACGCAGGTTTAGATCTATTGGATTTTTGCGCAATCGATGGCGACATAGAATATTTTAGTAAATTATTTATGCAAAATGAAAACCGAAGGATTGGAGAGGAAATGTATGACAACTGTCAGAGATATTAATAATTATGACCGTGTAACTTCAATTTTATACCCTTTTAGCGGACTTAGTCGTATAGATCCATTAGTGCTTAAAAATGCAGCTAATCGAGGAACGATCATTCACAATATGTGTGATTGTATTATATCCGATTTACCTATGGATGAGATAGCTCCCGACCACCAAGGCTATATTGACAGCTTTAAACTTTGGTCTGAAGGTAAGACTTTCTTGCCAAAGCCGGAAAGATTTTTTGATGATGAACTGATGATAACGGGTGAATGCGATGGATTGTATGAAGAAGATGGTGAAATTACCCTATTTGATCTCAAAACCCCCCTTCGGGAAGGGAGCACTTGGGGAATGCAAGGCTCAGCATACGCTTATCTTGCAAAACTCAATGGTCTCAAGATCGATAAAGTGGAGTTTATAAGGCTTAAAAAAGACGGCGGCTATCCATCAATATACGGATATCCGGATTTAATGAAAGATTTCTTGATGTGTCTTGAAGTTTACCAAAGATATTTTAAAAATAATAACCCAGATCTAAGAGATTTTTAGGAGATACTATGTCAAATGAGCTGGAGGGCTTTTAAATGAAAGTCATTGAAATGTCGGGCAAAAAATTTGGTAAATGGGTCGTTTTAAATAGATCTCATAATTCCCAAATGGGAAAAGCTATGTGGCTTTGTAAATGTAATTGCGGTCGAGAAAAAGTAATAGATGGTACGAATCTTAGGAGAGGAAATTCTAAATCTTGTCAAAATTGCATCAATATTACGCATGGTAAATCTAGAACAAAAATAATTAGCATGTGGCGTGGAATGGTGGATAGATGTTTGAATCCTAAACATCCTTATTTTGAATATTATGGTGGTAGAGGAGTTCAAATATGTGAGAGATGGCAATCTTTTGAAGGTTTTTATGAAGATATGGGTCAACCAGATAAAGGTATGACAATTGAGCGTATAGATAATGAAGGTCATTATTGCCTTGAAAATTGCAAATGGGCCAATAGAAAAGAACAGTCTTTAAACAAAAGAAGTTCGATAAAAATTGGCTCTACATTCAAAAACTGGATAATTGTTCGGCGTGACGAAACTCACCAAAAATATATTTTTGTAAAATGTAAAGATTGTGGATTTGAACGATTGATTCAAGGTAGTCATTTTAAAACATTAGGACCATGCAAATGTGTAAAGGGGAATAATTAATGAATAATAATATACAATTATTTGACGCTGATAAAGTCAATCTCATTAAGAATATGTTCTTTAAGGGATTAGATGACGATAATCTTCAAGTATTCTTACATATTTGTAAAAGAACAATGCTCGATCCGCTTTCTAGGCAGATTTATGCCGTGATGCGCAACGATTATAAGACTAATAAAGCAGTCATGACTATTCAAACTGGAATTGATGGTTATCGTTTAATCGCAGAAAGAACCGGAAAATATTCTCCTGGTAGAGAACCCTCCTTTTCTTATTCAGTAGAAGGAAGGATTATTTCGGCGACAGCATATGTTAAGAAGATGACAGAAGATGGAACATGGCATGAAGTAGCAGCAACTGCTTACTTTGATGAATACTGTCAAAGGACTAAAGATGGAAAACCTACTCAATTTTGGCTTAAAATGGGTCATACAATGATTGCTAAATGTGCAGAAGCCTTAGCCTTGCGCAAAGCATTTCCGGCTGATTTAAGCGGTATTTATACAAAAGAAGAAATGGAACAGGCAGAAGTTGAAAATATAAATTCTCCAGAACAAGCTTCCATCCAAATCGACCATTTTAAAGAAGATTTGGAAGCAGAGGAAGGAAGGTTAATTAAAGAATTTGTGGATCAATATCCAGATGAAATAGATAGCAACATAGAGACTTTTTTCGGGATTTTAAAGCAAGCATGGGGCAAACCTTATTCCTATATTCTCGCAAAATATCGAGATCATGACCTTTTCATGAGAGATTTTAGTAAATGGAAGGCAAAATCCAACAGATAATTTATTTTTTTTCATGAAATTTTGTATGACAGTTTTTACATACCCACGCAACTTGAAGGGGTTTTGAATAGTCATTATGATGGCCTTCAATAACCCCTTTTTTATTGCACATTGAGCACTTATCAGGCTTCAAAATAATATTGATTCTCAATGCATAATTAAGAAGGTTAGATGCTAAATGTTGCATTTTCTTTTCAGCATATTTTTCAAATCCCACAATAGAACGTTCATTCATCCTAACGTGATGATGTGGAATTTTTAAATCTGAGTATTTATATTTTAATTTTTCTCTATAAATAAAATCACGAATACTTTTTTTCTCAGGATTTGCTATCCTATTTTTACGTTCTTTTTGTTTCAAACATTCTTTGCATTCAGCATGTGTGCCTAATCGGCCATTCACTTTTTTATAAAATGAATTCAAAGATTTTTCGATTTTACAACATGTACATTGCTTTCGCATACTCCCTCATTTTTTAATGGGAGTGTAAAGCTTTTATGTAACGTCTGTCAATCGGTTTTACTTGATAGACTAGTTTACTGCTGGCCCGTCTTCAAATTTATCTTCATAACGATCGCAGCGATTTCCGCCGTCTCTGCCTTGTATCCCTTTGATATAGACATCTCTAGCATCTTCTCGTTGTTGTTTTTCTTGATAAACTCTTTGTTGTTCAAAAGCCGTTTGCTGCATTGGATTCTTCATTGCTTGAAATTCGGCAGCTCGTCTTGCATAGATGGTTCTATCCGCATAATCTGCACCTGTCATAACAACTGGCTCTTTATGTCGTCTAGCATCATTCATGGCCGCTTCTCTCTTCATTGCAGGCTTTGATTCTTTAAATGTGTTAATCTTTCCCATAATTCCTCTATTTCTTTTTTTTGGGTATTCCTGCTTCAGAAAGAGCAATTGCAATACCTTGCTTCTTATTTTTTACAATTGGCCCTTTTTTAGAACCACTATGCAATTTTTGTTCTGAAAATTCCTTCATCACCTTGTGAATCTTTTTTTTTTCTTT